AGGTCTAAGTGTTGAAGTTAGACGTAAGATCTCTAACAAATTAAAATTTGAATTGCCCTATGCACGTCACATGCCTCAGTACAAACTAGGCCGATGGGATGGTACAACTACATTTTTTGGGTTGGGCGGCAATGGTTATCTCAATCACTTAGATGTTATATTACCCATACTTGATGAGTGTGGTGTAGATGTTGCAGAAGTGGAAGATCTTAGAGAAAACCACAAATTTGAGTTTGAAAAGATTACAGAAAATTATTGGGCTGATCAGGGCAAGGTATGGCCTAAAGGACATCCTATTGAGGGTCAACCTATTGTATTACGTGACTACCAACTCACAGCAGTCAATGGATTTATGGAACATCCGCAGGGATTGCAAGAGCTAGCAACCGGTGCTGGTAAGACCATTATTACTGCTACTTTGAGCAAATTGTGTGAACCTTATGGCCGTACGCTGGTCATTGTACCTAACAAGAGTCTAGTGGTACAGACTGAAGAAGACTATGTCAACGTGGGTTTAGATGTTGGAGTTTACTTTGGTGACCGTAAAGAAATAGGCAGGACACACACTATTTGCACATGGCAAAGTTTGAATATTTTAGAGAAAAAAGGTGCTGAAAATGAAGCACTTTCTCTAGCAGAGTTTATTGAGGGTGTAGTATGTGTTATCATTGATGAGGTACATCAGGCCAAGGCCGAAGTGCTAAAAAAACTACTGTCAATGAACTTTGCCAACGCACCTATCCGTTGGGGACTTACTGGTACAGTACCTAAAGCAGACATTGAATTCCAAAGCATCTTAGCTACTATTGGTCCTGTTATTAACAGAATTTCCGCTCATGCACTACAAGAAAAGGGTGTGCTAAGCCAATGCCATGTAAACGTTGTGCAGATGGTAGATGTGCAAGAGTTTCGTAGTTACCAAGACGAGTTAAAATATTTGGTAACAGACAGTGATAGAATGACATACATTTCTAACCTGTGTAGTAACATTAAAGAAAGTGGTAACACCTTAATTCTAGTCAATAGAATTGAGTCTGGAAAGTTTATTATTGATCATATTCCGGATGCTGTGTTCGTCAGTGGAGATGTTAAATTAACTGAACGTAAAGAAGAATATGATGAAATTAAAACAAGTACTAACAAGGTTATTGTGGCGACTTACGGTGTGGCCGCTGTGGGTCTTAATATCCCCCGGATTTTTAATCTGGTACTTTTGGAACCCGGAAAGAGCTTTGTTCGCGTTATACAAAGCATTGGGCGAGGCATTAGAAAAGCAGAGGACAAGGACTTCGTACAGATCTGGGATCTAACAAGTTCATGCAAATACGCCAAACGTCATCTTACTGAACGCAAAAAGTTTTATAAAGAAGCAAAATATCCGTTTACTTTAGAAAAAGTAACGTGGCAATAAGGAAAAAGAAATGTCATTAAAAGTAGCCTATTTTCAACCAACAGTATTGGCAATTGATCAAATACCGCCAGTTGAGTTTAGTAAAATATACAGTCTAGCAGAATCATTACACAGTCATCCTGAATTAAATGATGCTGGCAATCCCTTAATAAGTATTCGCGGAGGTCAACAGATACAAGTATATCCCAATAAAATAAACATGAATGTTGATTGGCTAGTCACATGGTTAGAAACCATTTGTCAAGGATACATGGAGATTATATCCAGTCAGTCGGGTACTGAAGAATTAAAATATTGCAAGCCTAAAGTAGTTAGTGTATGGACTATTAGACAGCATGAGGGTGACTATCAGGAAATGCATACACATCCAGGCGGGCATCTTAGTGGAAATATCTATATAAGCGCACCCGAGTTGCAAGAGGATAGCAAACCCAGCGACAGTCAAATATTATTTAGATTGCCTGCTACAAAAGATATTACTAAATTTGTAATGAACGATGTTTGGAAATACACTCCGACCCCCGGTACTGTAGTTGTATTTCCAAGCCACCTACCGCACACTGTTTATCCATGGAAAGGGATCGGACACAGAACTGTTATGGCATTCGACGCTATACTAGTTCCAAAAGAACAACAATAAGGAAAAATAATAATAATATGATGATATTAACCCTAGACGATAAGACATTTGATCTGTCTAAAATGCCCGATGAACTAGAAGACGATATACGATTTAGTGTACTAGATAACAGTGATCCTCAAAATCCAGATTTCTTTTTTATACCTTTAATCTTCTTAGAAAGTTTTAACAGTCCAGCAATGGTTTTAAATATTGGTGGGCATGAAATTACCATGCCGGTTGACTGGAGTATAGCAGTCGGCGACAGCGAATGTGGTAGTGAAGTTGAAGTGTTGCCACTAACAAGTTTAAATGATAGAGGCTTTGAAGCATTTCTTTTTAATCCGCTAAGTGCTTTCCGTCATGGTTATGCAAACATTGAAATTGTAAATGTATACAATGATGTTAAATGGTATTTTCCAAAGATGAAAAATAATCAATTACTCAGCGTACCATTACACGAAGGCGAAAAACCCATGTGTGCGTTTTTCTGTAAAGACATTAGTCGCCAAAGTGAAATCATTGACCACTATAAGTTATTATAATATGGGCAGTCTTAAACCTGGTGCAACCTATATATACGAGCGTGATGGCGGTACAGTTTATGCTCGAGAAGCCGGAGCACATCCTAATACACGTACAGAAATTGGTTGGAATCACGACCCAAGAACTGAAGATGGAAGGCCATTGCACGATCACATAATGGACAGTAAACTATGGGGTGAGATTCGGAGAGAAGCAAAGACCAATATCACTTTACAAAAGGCTCTGGATCGTGCTATAATGATATATCGACTTAGCAAGGATAAACCATTATGAGTGACAAACTAGCAATTAAAGACTTGACCGGCGCAATTGACATGGGCGCAAGAGACCTATGGAATGATCTTGATGAAGAGCAACGTAAGCAGGTAAGTTTTTTCTTATTGAATAGATATGCTAGTTCTGTTAAGACCAGCAACAGAGATGTACAAGAACTAGCAATTTTTAAGACAAATGAATACTTTAACAAACACTATTTTAGTCTAAGTAAGCACCCTAAGCTACTATGGTATCTGCTGGCGATGTGTGGCAATGATGAAAAGAAGATTTACTTTCACGAGTGGATAGGACATAAAAAGAAAACTGGTGATGGTAAAATTTACAAGTTTTTAGAGTCCATATATCCTAGCATGAAAGAAGATGAGTTAGAATTACAAGCAACGCTTATGACCACAGCAGAGGCCAAAGAGTTAGCAAGAGATCTTGGAATGACCGAAGCAGAAATTAAAAAGATCTTATGAATTTAGATGTATTTGAAAAACAACATACAGGAATAAAATTTAAGTTGAGTGCCGTAGATAAACCATATGTATGTCAATATTGCAACAGTGCCTATGTTAAAGAATCAACATTAGCTGTGCATATGTGCGAACAAAAAAGACGGCACATGGCCAAAACTGAAAAGCATGTTCAGTTAGGTTATCAAACTTATATTAGATTTTTTCAGCTAAGTCAAAAAGCAAAAACTACAAAGACATATGAAGAATTTGCCAAGAGTCAGTATTACAATGCCTTTGTAAAGTTTGGTAGTTTCCTGCACAATGTTAATCCCCTATACTTAGATAGGTATATTGACTTTGTGGTAACCAGTGGTATTAAACTTGATCACTGGTGCAGAGAAGATTTGTATTATCAATATGTATTAGATCTTATTAAAAAAGAGCCAGCTGAAGTAGCACTACAGCGAAGTATTGCAACAATGATGGATTGGGCAGATAACAATAACAGTCAGTGGAATCACTATTTTAAATATGTAAGTCTAAATCGATCGGTGTACGATATCAAGGACGGCAAGATTAGTCCGTGGATTGTTTTGAATAGTGAAAGTGGTCGTACTATGTTAAGCAAGTTTAACGACGAACAGTTAAACATTATATTTGAAATAATGAATCCTGACTTTTGGTCCAAGCGTTTTAGAACATACCCTGCAGATCTAAGTTTAGTTAAGCAGGTAGTTGAGGAAGGATCATTATGAGAAAATTGTTAGATGGAACAACGGCAGAAGAATTCAAAAAAGCCAAGACGCTAACAATTAAAACCAAGTGCCCTGGCAAATGGATGCTGGCAGATAAGGAAACCGGAGAAGTATACGTACCCCATACAACTGAAGGTAAGCTACAATGGAAGAAAATAGCCACATGGGACAGAGACGGTAACGATGCCTGATATTGACATTGACTTTAGTGATAGAACAAGAGCGTTGGATCTATTTGACCATACTGTTGCCAGTAGGATTGATAACGGTCAAGTTAAGCCCCACAACACTGGTATATATGTTACTAGTATTCCCAAAGATGAGCGTAATAACTTGTCAACTATAGAATACAAAACCGCAGAAGACAGGGGCTATTTTAAAATAGACTTTCTAAATGTGGGAGTTTATGAAGGTGTACGAAATGAAGAACACCTTAAACAATTAATGGAGACAGAACCACTATGGGATCTACTGGAACAGGACGACTTCTCGAATCTGCTATTTCACGTGAATGGGCACGGGCACGTATTGAGAACAATGAAACCGA